TTGAGCCACTATCATCCGCTACCAATAAAGACTTAAAAATAGCCGTCGTTGCCGCAGGCGCAGTGTACAAAGTTGTCGCACCAGTAGTGGTCAGATCGACCTTGGCATTTTTGTAGAAACTAGCCATTTCAAGTCATAAACCACGTTAAAGCGTTGTTTTCGTCCTTACCCTCCACCTCAGAAGGGAGTTCCGTTCTCGTAAGAGACATCTCAATGTCTCTAAGCGTTCTCTGCCAAACCTCCGGATCATACTCCATAGGAGCATCAGGAAAGCTATGATCAAGTAATCTAGCC